TGGAAAAGTAGCCATTATGCAAGTAAACCTCCAGGTCTTTTCTGTTTAATTAATTCTGTCTCTATAGCTGCTGATAATGCAAGACCCAATGCTCTACCTTCATCTTCATCTCCTTCTACGTTAGAACCAGAAGCATCTACGTTTACTACGATATTCATACCACCCATAGCATGATTTGGAATTATAGTACCTGCTCTATCAGGAACAAAAAGTTCTGGCCCTTTTTCTCCTACAATTGAAGGTCTACCAACAGGAGGTCTACCACCATTAGCAAATTTTAATAAACTTGTATCAAATGGTGTGTCAAAAACACCTTCTGTTATAAAAGGAATAGAAGAACCTCCTCCAAAACTAAACGCATTGCCAAATAATCCAAGAAATCCTCTTGATATTTGTGCAGCCATCATCTGTGCAGCCATATCCAAGAAATGATCTGCTATACGCATAAACATATTTCTAAACGCATCTCCTACACTCATTGTTCCTCTTATTATTCCTTTGAATGATTCTGAAAAAGCAGAACCGAGTGTTTTAGATAGTTCAACTATTTGAAACTGTGCACTATTTAATCTTTTTATTTCACTATTTACATCTTGTAAACCTTTTACTATTGAAAATGAAGCCTCTTCATTTGCAATCCTTATTTGATCTTGTAAATCTTTAATAGTTGTAAATTTTTCTATAAGTTGAGCATTTTCTGTATTTATTTCTTTTAATTGTTCTCGTTCTCTTTGTAATACTGCCGGTCTTTTTCGCCCACCTACTCCCTGTCCAAAACCCTCTGTATCTAATTGTTTCTGTTTATCTAAAGTATCCGTAAGAACATCATTTATAGTTGCTTCAACTCCTCTTCTTTGAATTGACAAGACAAGTCTAAGTTCTTCTTCTAATGTCAAATCTTTATTAATTTTTCTTATAGCTGATAAAGCAGATTCAACTGTATTTGCTTGTGAAAGAGCATCAAATTTACCAAAATCTCCACCAAACTTCTTAGCAATCAATACTGCATCATTTCCAAATCGTTTGAACTCTTGTAATGCTTTTACTGCTTCTTCCTTTGTAATACCTAAAGACTTACCTAGTTGTCTTACCTGTGATCCACTTATATTTGAACTTATACCCATCTGTTGCATTTCTTTATTTAGTTCTCTAATAGATTTTTGAAAATCAAGAGTTTGTTGTATTTGTTGAGCTATTGCAGTACCAGCGATAGACAATCCAAAACCAAAGCCTCCACCTAAAGCACCACCCAAAGCACCACCAAGACCACCACCTATAGCACCTATAGGACCTTGACCAAATAGCAAAGGAAAGCCACCACCAATAAGAGCATTACTAGCAGCACCTCTAAATCTTTGTCCTCCTGTAGCAGCAAAAGCACCTCCTTGTTTAAATTGACCTCTAAAACCACCTGCTAAATTACCAATAGTTGGAATATTAGAAGCAATTCGACCTCTTGCAGCTAGTGTTCTTTCACGATCTTGTGCAATTAATTTTTCTGATCTTTTTCTTAATTCAATTAATTTTTTTTCTTTAATTTCTCTTTTTTTCCCCGCAGTTTCTCTTATTTTTTGTATCTCTTTTTCAGATTTTTTTCTATTTGCTAAAATCTTGTCAATTCTTGC